AAGAATGGGCAGGAGAACTAGGTTATGCAAATTGTGAAATATTTCCAAAACAAATTGAAATACAAGCGGATCGTGGAGACACTGGAAACTTTCTTAATCTTCCCTATCACGGTGGTGATGATTCTATGCGTCATGGCTATAGCGACGATGGTAGCGCTAGTAGTCTTAGCGATTTCTTTGCTTTATATGACCGTTATTGTACGACCGAAAAAGATTTAAAAGATTTTAAAGTAAAAAGAAAGAATGACTTTGAATTAAAAGATGGACCACCTTGTCTATCTACATTGATGTCACAAGGCATACCACCCGGCGGAAGAGACAACACATTATATCAATACGCTGTGTATGCAAAAAAGAAATGGCCAGAAGAATGGCAAACAAAGATAGAAGAGTTTAATCATAAGTATATGGAAACACCATTACCGGCACAACAAGTTGTTAAAACAATAAGACAGCATGAGAAAAAAGATTATCAGTACAAATGTAAAGATCAACCTATGTGTGCAGTATGCTCACAAAGTTTATGTAGAGGTAAACAATACGGTATCGGTAATAACTTTGAACATCAAGTCAGTGACTTAACAAAGTTTGAAAGTGATGAATCAACATGGTTTTTAAATATTGATGCACGAAGATTAAAACTATCAACAGATCAGTTATACAATCAGCATAAGTTTAGACAAGCATGTATGAATGAAATTAATGTAATGCCTAACATGATGAGACCAAATGATTGGGACAGTAGATTACAATCATTACTAGAAACTGTTGTTGTTATACAAATGCCACATGAGATTACAAAGACAGGTAGATTTGAAACTTTACTTGAACGTTTCTTAGAAGATCAAGGTTCAGCAGAACACATAGATGAAGTAGATATGGGTAAAGCATTGTTTGAAGAAAGAGAATACGAAGAAAAAGAAGGTAAAGTAAATAGAGACACTGCATATTTTAAATCAGAATGGTTGCATAAGTTCTTGAAAAGGAATGATTTTAAAGATTTTACTGCTACAGAAATGTTGGCACATATTAGAAGTAAATTGAACGGCGGAGATGTAAGAAAAAAAATAAAAGGTAAGACAGCTTATCTTTGGTATGTACCTTGGATTAGAAAAAGCACTGATGAGTTTGATACTCCAGACATGAGTGAAGAGGCACCTTTTTAATGGATAGAAATATTATCTTTGGTCCGCCCGGAACAGGTAAGACAACACACTTACTACGCATTGTAGAAAAAGAGTTGCGTGAAAATAATGTAGCACCAAATAGAATTGCTTATCTTGCATTTACAAATCAAGCGGCAGATGAAGCATTATCTCGTGCTATCTCACAACTAAATTATGACATAAAAGATTTTTCAAACTTTCGTACACTGCATAGTTTAGCATACAGAGAGTTACATTTAAAAGAAGAAAACATTATGAGTGATGATGATTACAAAAAAGTTTCTGATAAGACACAAATAAAATTAAGTAATCCAAATAATAATATTAAATCATATGGTGCAGGTTTTCCAGATGATGTGTTTATGCAAGTAATAGATGGTGCAAAGATAAGAGGTATTACACCAGAAAATTATTTTAATGATCCAGACATAGGAAACATAGAAGGTGGTTTGCGAAAATTAAAATACATAGATAAGTCTTTGATTGATTATAAAAGAGAAAGAAACAAGTACGATATGACAGACATGATTATAGATTTTAATAAAAAACATTATGACCTTATGCCAAACTTTGATGTAGTTATTATTGATGAAGCACAAGATCTTAGTTGGTTACAATGGAAAATGGTTGAGCGTGTTGTGACAAAAGCAAAGCGTGTGTATGTTGCAGGTGATGATGATCAAGCGATTTATCGTTGGGCAGGTGCAAGACCAGAGTTCTTAATGAACATGGAAGGCACAAGAACAATATTAAATAAATCATATCGTTTAGCAGAGTCTATTCATGCAAAAGCAAATAAATTAATTAAGCGTGTAAAAGATAGAGTAGATAAAGAATGGACAGCGCGTGATGAAAAAGGTCAAGTAAACATACATCCAATAGAACAATTACAAAAAATGAAAGAGGGTCAGTGGTTGATATTGGCAAGAGACGGATACCGTTTAGATAAGTTAGAAGATGAATTAAAAATTTACGGTTACTTCTATGAAAGAGGAGATCGTACTTCTATTAATAAACGTGTGCATGAAGCTATACTTGCATGGGAAGATGTTCGTAGAGGTAAAGAATTAGATATTAGAAGAGTAAAATCATTTTATAATTATGTTAAAACAGGAGAAGGTGTTGATAAAAAATTTAAAGCAATGAAGAATGTAGATAAAGATAAAACATTTACCTTTGATACATTAACATCTGATTATGGATTAAAGTTAGATAAAGAATTACCTTGGTTCAAAGCATTAGAAAATATTGAACCACAAAAGAAAACTTATGTACGTATGTGTTTACGTCGTAAAGAAAACATTAGACGCGCACCACGGATCAAACTATCTACGATACATGGATCAAAAGGTGGTGAAGCAGATAATGTAATGTTATTAACAGATTTAACTCGTAAAGCCGATGCATCGTATTGGAAACAACGAGACGAAGAGCGACGCGTATTCTATGTGGGAATGACGCGTGCAAGAAACACCTTGAACATTGTGAGATCACAATCGGATAGAGAATTTTCGGAGGCATTTTAATGTTTACAATAGAGACTGCATTGAAACAAGTTAGTGTAACAGAAAAACAAGTGCGTAAAATACGTGCTGAGTTACCAAAACTAAATCGTGAAAAAGTTGATAAGGAGCTTAAAATATTACTACTTGATTTACAACTTCTTGCAAATGATTTACGATCTATTAGCAAAAAGGAGAAAGATGAGAACTAGAGAGTATTTAGATACAGCGGCAAAGATTGTTACTGGTCAACGCCAACATGATTACGGTGATAAATATCAAAATCATGAAAACATTGCAAAGTTATGGAGTGCATATTTAGATTATAATATATCAGCACATGATGTGGCGATATGTATGTTGCTTGTAAAAGTAGCAAGACTTAAACACAGACCTACAGAAGATTGTTACATAGACATGGCGGGATATGCGGCGATTGCAGGCGAAATACAGGATAAAGATAATGACACAGATACCACTATTTCAACCACCAAGTGAGTGGACACCACCGGAAAAAGTTCCTAATCTTTCTGAAGCGAAAGAGATAGCTGTAGACTTAGAAACATACGATCCAGACATTAAAACAAATGGTCCGGGCTGGGCGATAGATAATGGATATGTAGCAGGAATTGCGATAGCTGTAGAAGGTTGGAAAGGTTATTTTCCTATACGTCATGAGGGTGGTGGTAACTTTGATGAAGGTATACTTAAAAGACAAATACAAAAAATCATGGATTTACCATGTGATAAAATATTTCATAACGCGGCTTACGATGTAGGTTGGCTTAGATGGTGGGGTGTAGAAGTCAAAGGTAAAATTATAGATACCTTGATTGCCGCGCCACTTATAGATGAAAATAGATTTAGATACTCGCTAAACGAACTTGGTAAAGATTATTTAAAAGATACAAAGTCAGAGGCATTACTATATGAAGCCGCAAGAGAATGGGGTGTTGATGCGAAAGCAGAAATGTACAAGCTACCTGCTATGTATGTTGGTCCTTATGCAGAACAGGACGCGGATCTTACACTTAGATTGTGGCAACATTTTAAATTAGAATTAATTAAACAAGAGTTATCAAATATCTTTGACCTCGAAACACGGCTCTTTCCATGTTTACTTGACATGAAAACAAAAGGTGTGCGTGTTGATTTAAACAAAGCAGATAGAATAAAAAAAGATTTACAAAA